TGTGGGATAATATTATCTACAATTATCTTAAGAAACGTAACATCGTTATCCCCCCAAGGAATAAATCCCAGAAGAACGAAAAATATGCGGGGGCATATGTCAAGGAACCAATTCCGGGAAAGTATGATTGGGTTGTCTCTTTTGACCTTAATTCTCTGTATCCTCATCTTATTATGCAATACAATATTTCTCCAGAAACACTCTTGGAGGAAAAACATCCAACAGCGTCTGTTGATAGAATACTTAAAAGTGAAATAAACTTTGAACTCTATAAAGATTATGCTGTTTGTGCGAATGGTGCAATGTTCCGCAAAGATGTTCGTGGATTTCTTCCTGAACTGATGGAGAAGATGTATCAGGATCGTGTAATCTTCAAAAAGAAGATGATTGAGGCAAAGAAGCAGTATGAGAAAACTAAGAATAAAGAACTTGTAAAAGAGATTGCTCGTTGCAATAACATTCAGATGGCAAAGAAAATTTCTCTTAACTCTGCTTATGGTGCGATTGGTAATCAATACTTTCGTTACTATAAACTTGAAAACGCAGAAGCCATTACTCTTAGCGGACAGGTATCAATCCGTTGGATTGAAGGTAAGATGAATACATACCTCAATAAAGTTCTGAAAACTGATGGAGTTGATTATGTTATTGCTTCAGATACTGATTCCATTTATCTTAATATGGGTCCTCTGGTTGAAACTGTATACAAAGGAAGAGAGAAAACTACTGAAGGCATTGTCTCGTTCCTTGATAAGGTCGCTTCGATGGAACTTGAAAAGTATATTGAAAGTTCTTACCAAGAATTGGCGACCTATGTGAATGCATACGATCAGAAAATGCAGATGAAACGGGAGAATATTGCTGACCGTGGAATCTGGACTGCCAAAAAACGTTATATTCTTAACGTGTGGGATAGTGAAGGAGTTCGTTATGAAGAACCTAAACTCAAGATGATGGGTATTGAGGCTGTAAAATCTTCTACTCCTGCTCCTTGTCGTAAAATGATTAAGGACGCACTAAAACTTATGATGAGTGGAACTGAAGATGAAGTGATTGAGTTTATTGAGAATGCTCGCAAAGAGTTTAAAAAACTTCCTCCAGAACAAATTTCATTTCCTCGTTCGGCATCTGACGTTCAAAAGTATTCATCTTCTTCAAACATTTATGCCCCCAAAACTCCTATTCATGTTCGTGGAGCACTTCTTTTCAATCATTATATCAAACAGAATAAATTGACAAATAAGTATTCTCTAATTCAGAATGGAGAAAAGATTAAATTTATTTACTTGAAGAAACCTAATAGTATTCACGAAAATATCATTTCCTTTATTCAAGAATTCCCAAAGGAACTTAACCTTGACAGATACATAGATTATGAACTACAATTTGAGAAAGCATTTCTAGAACCACTCAAGATTATTCTTGATGCGATTGGGTGGAGTGTGGAAAAAACAGTAAACCTTGATTCATTTTTCTCTTGATGGACTTCCTTAAAGATATTGTAAAAGAAATTGGTGGAGAGTATACACAACTTGCCTCAGACATTGATGAAACTGAAAAGTATGTTGACACTGGTTCGTACATTTTTAATGCACTGGTTTCAGGTAGCATATTTGGCGGCGTATCTGGCAATAAGATTACTGCTATTGCTGGAGAGTCTAGTACTGGAAAAACTTTCTTCAGCCTCGCCGTTGTTAAGAATTTTCTGGATACCAATCCCGATGGTTATTGTCTCTATTTTGATACTGAGGCTGCTATCACTAAATCACTTATAGAAAGTCGCGGTATTGATACATCTCGTTTGGTTGTTGTTAATGTTGTAACTATTGAAGAGTTTCGTACAAAGGCACTCAAAGCAGTAGATATGTATCTGAAAGCACCACTAGAAGATCGTAAACCTTGCATGTTTGTGCTAGACTCTTTAGGTATGCTCTCTACAACCAAAGAGATTACCGACGCACTAAACGAAAAAGAAGTTCGAGATATGACTAAATCTCAACTTATTAAAGGTGCTTTCCGAATGCTCACACTCAAACTAGGTCAAGCAAATGTCCCGCTCATTGTCACAAATCATACATACGATGTCATTGGAGCTTACGTACCAACTAAAGAAATGGGAGGAGGTTCTGGACTCAAATACGCAGCCAGTACGATCATTTATCTCAGCAAAAAGAAAGAAAAGGATGGAACGGAAGTGGTCGGAAATATTATCAAAGCTAAGACTGCTAAATCGCGTTTGAGTAAGGAGAATAAAGATGTTGAAGTCCGTTTGTATTATGATGAGCGCGGTCTTGATCGTTACTATGGTCTTCTGGAACTTGGTGAGATTGGTGGACTCTGGAAGAATGTAGCAGGACGCTATGAGATTGATGGTAAAAAACTTTATGCCAAACAGATTCTAAAAGAACCCGAAGTATATTTCACTGAAGAAGTGATGCAACAATTGGACGAAATCGCACGTAAGGAATTTAGTTATGGAGAAAGTTGAGTTTCTAATTCTTAGAAACCTTTTACACAATGAAAAATATATTCGAAAAGTAATACCCTTTATCAAATCAGAATACTTCGAAGATCAAAATCAAAAAATTGTATTTGAAGAAATACTTTCTTTCGTTCAAGAGTATAATCAACCAGCAACAAAAGAAGTTCTCTGTATTGAAGTAGAAAAGAGAACAGATATTAACGAGCAGTCTTTTAAAGAGATTGCTCAAATTATTTCCTGCCTTGAAGATGTCTCTACCGAATTTAATTGGTTAATTAACACTACTGAAAAATGGTGTCGGGATCGTGCCATTTATTTGGCACTTATGGAGTCTATTCATATTGCTGATGGAAATGATGAAAAGAAGAATCGCGACAGCATTCCCTCTATTCTTTCTGGTGCTCTTGCTGTAAGTTTTGATAATCATGTCGGTCATGATTATCTTGAGGATTACGAACAAAGATACGAATCATATCACAAAAAGGAGGATAAAATTGAATTTGATCTTGAGTACTTTAACAAAATCACGAAAGGTGGTCTCCCTAACAAAACTCTTAATATCGCTCTTGCTGGTACGGGTGTCGGGAAATCTTTATTCATGTGCCATGTGGCTAGCTCCGTCTTGCTCCAAGGACGAAACGTTCTGTACATTACGTTGGAAATGGCAGAAGAACGCATTGCTGAAAGAATTGATGCAAACCTCTTGAATGTCCCTATTCAGGATATTACAAATCTTCCAAAGCAAATGTTTGAGAATAAAGTTACGAGTCTTGCAAAGAAAACTCAAGGTACTTTGATTATTAAAGAGTATCCAACTGCATCTGCACACTCTGGGCATTTCAAGTCTCTTCTAAATGAACTTGCATTGAAGAAGTCATTTCATCCAGATATTATCTTTATTGATTATCTGAATATCTGTTCTTCTTCTAGGTTCAAGGGTGGCAGTAATGTTAATTCTTATACATTGGTTAAATCAATTGCAGAAGAACTTCGTGGTCTTGCCGTGGAGTTTAATGTTCCTATCGTGAGTGCCACACAGACTACTCGTAGTGGTTATGGTTCTTCTGATGTAGAACTGACTGATACTTCAGAGTCTTTCGGTCTTCCTGCAACTGCTGATTTAATGTTTGCACTAATTTCTACAGAAGAACTTGAGGGTCTTGGGCAAATCTTGGTCAAGCAGCTCAAGAATCGTTATAATGACCCAACTATTCATAAACGTTTTGTGGTTGGTATTGATAGGGCTAAAATGCGTCTCTATGACTGTGAACAATCTGCTCAACAAGATATTCTTGACAACGGAAAGGAAGAAGAGTATGATTATGAAGAAAAGAAACCTAAAAAAACATTTGAGGGATTTAAATTCTGATATGACTATTGATCTTAATAAGTATGTGGAGTTTGTGAATACCACAACTTCTAAACCCAGTAAAGAACATACTGCGTTTATTGATCGTCTGATGGAACTTCGTGAAGAGGAGTTTCCCACTGAGCGTCTTCTCACTGCTGCTGTAGGGATGTCTGCCGAAGCTGGTGAGTTTACTGAAATTGTAAAAAAGATTATCTTTCAAGGTAAACCAGTAAACCAAGAGAATCTTTTTCACCTGAAGCGTGAACTTGGGGATATTATGTGGTATGTTTCTCAGGCGTGTCTTGGACTTGATATTTCTCTTGAAGAAGTAATCCAAATGAACTTTGAAAAACTGAGTGCTCGTTATCCTGAAGGTGCTTTTACTATTGAACGTTCTGAAAATCGTAAGCAGGGAGACCTATGACTAAAGAAAAGCAAGTAACAATTAAAATTGATGCTCGCACAGCAGCGGCAGTTCGTCAAGTTTTGTTTGATGCTCAGAAAGGATATACCTATGATGAGTTTAGTGTTCCTCCTCGCGTTTCTGATATTCGCAAAGTAATTCAACAACTTGATGATAATATTGATAAAGTTCTTGGTGAAGAATAAATAAAAGCAAAAATGTCTTTAATTGGAAAAAGAAGAGGAAGACCAACTACAAGATCTCAATTCGAATCAATTCTTAAAAAGTTTTTAATTTTTCTAAAGAGAGAACTTAAATTTGCTTACGATATTCCAATTATTCTTGTGGATGATGTAGATTTTTCTAAAAATAATAAAACATTTGGATTGATGTATCCGGGTAAAATTGTTATTAGTATTGTTAATCGTCATCCAATAGATATTTTGAGAACCGTTGCTCACGAATATATTCATCATAAGCAGCAAAGTGAAGGCAAAAGGTTGAATGGAAATGCTGGAAGTGTCAGTGAAAACGAAGCAAATGCAAAGGCAGGAGAAATAATTAGAAAATACTCTAGTCTTCAATCTGATCTATTTGACTTAATACCAATTAGATAATAATTTGGTTCTACTCTTAACCTTTTATTTAAACCTCCTCTGGGAGGTTTTTTTATAAATATCTAAAAAAGATTAAAAGTAATGAAAACTTTTTTGGAGTT